TTATCTTCTGTGATGATTTGAAATTCCCATTTTCTATCTGCACAAAATTCTTTTGCGGCATCCCATTTTGCTTGATTTTTAGCAAACTCTTTCATTTCTACAAGTTGCTTTTGAGTTATTTTTTTACTAACTTTAGGACCATTCACTTGTCTTTTTGGTTTAACTTCCACTAAACTTTCTTTAATATTTCCTTCACTATTTTTATATTTAATATAAAAATCTGGAAAGTATTTGTGACAACGATTATCTAATGGTGAAACATAGGGAATCCAAATTTCTTCAGATGACCATTTAATAATATTTTCATTCAGATCACAATAGTTCATAAATTTTAATTCCCAAAGTGAACGGTAAATTATATTTTTATAATTACCTATATATTTTTCAGGAAAAGATGGTTTAAATTGTCCTTTATAAGACATACATACAATATAGGACACTCAATTTATTTAGATGGCAAATAGCATATATGTAAACGAAAGTTTGGATATTCAACCAACAGAAAAAATTTATAGGACTCTTTTAGATTTATCATTATCTTCTTTATTTTCTGTTGAAATAAAGAATAAAAATTTTGGAGGATATAGTCAAGAATATATTTCATTACTTGCCTATGAAGCAGTTCTTCCTGGAACTTCATTTAATCTTAATCAAGTTGTAGGTGATAGACAAGGAGTTACTGAACAATATCCAAATCAAAGAGTATATCCTCCGGTGGATGTTAGTTTTTATATTAAAGCAGATTATGGAACTATCAGTTTCTTTGAAAATTGGATGAATCAAATATCACCTCTATTTCCTGTTCCTAATGAAGGTCTAAAAAACTCATATTTTAAATTTAAGTATCCTGATAACTATGAAACAGAAATTAGTATCGTAAAATATGAAAGAGATGGAAGACCTGCTGGTTATAATGGAAGATTAAAACCTAAAGGTATGGAAGGTGCTACGGTTGATCCAAGGGCAATTACTTATACTTTATTAAATGCATATCCAACAAATATAATTTCAATACCATTATCATACGAACAATCATCTGTGCTGAAAACCACTATTACATTTAATTATGATAGGTATATTTTTCAAAAACATAAAAAAGTTAATCCTAAATAATGACCATAAATAATCATACCTGAATTTTATAGGAAATTATGCCTTTACCAAAAATTGTAACTCCGACTTATGAGTTGACTTTGCCATCGAATAAGAAGCAGATTAAATATCGTCCCTTTCTTGTGAAGGAAGAAAAGGTATTAATTCTTGCAATGGAAAGTGGTGATTCTGAACAAATCACTAATGCAGTTAAAAATGTTTTAAGAGATTGTATTCTTACTAGAGGAATTAAGATTGACACTCTTCCAAGTTTTGATATTGAATATCTATTCTTAAACATTAGAGCAAAATCTGTTGGAGAATCCGTTGAACTTTCAATTACTTGTCCAGATGATGGTGAAACTCAAGTAGATGTTGTAGTTAATATTGATGAAATTAAAGTAGAAATTCCAGAAGGGCATGAAACTGAAATTAAAGTAGATGATTCTATTACTGTAAAGATGAAGTATCCTTCACTTCAAGAATTTATTGATAATAATTTTGATTTTTCTAAACCGAATAGTAGTGAAGAAACAATTAATAAATCTTTTGAGGTTATTGCATCTTGCATTGATATTGTTTATACCAAAGATGATTCTTGGTCTTCTAGTGATGTGACCAAAAAAGAAATTGTAGAATGGTTACAGACAATGGATTCAAATCAATTCAAAGGAATTGAAAATTTCTTTGAAACTATTCCTAAATTATCTCACACTTTGATTGTCAAGAATCCAAAAACCGAAGTAGAAAGTGAAGTTATTCTTGAAGGGTTATCAAGTTTTTTCGGATAATGCTAAGTCATGAGGACTTAGAGGGATTTTATAGAATTAACTTTGCATTGATGCAGTATCATAAATATTCATTAACTGAAATTGAAAACATGATACCCTGGGAAAGAGAAATTTATTTGACTCTTTTGGAAAATCATATTCAAGAGGAAGAAGAGAAGGCATCAAAAAAACAAAGTCTTTAATCCATGAATACTAAAGATCTTATTGAATTAAAAAAACAAAGAATCCAGGAGGAACTTCGAAAATTAGTTCCTCCTGGATTCCATTTGTTTCCACCTCCAAAAATGAGAGGTGATTCTTATGATAAGTTAGATAAGTTTCTAGGAAGAGATGCTGAGTTTTTGATGCAGGTTGGATATTTAAATCCAACAAATAAAGGATATGATATTGCATTACAACATTTAAGATTCTTCGGTGGAAAACTTAAGGACTATAAAGAATTTGAAAATACTGGATCATTTTATAATGATCCAGAATTAAATAAAAATCTTCGAGAGTGTTGTGATTATATCCTTCGATTCTATGAACTTGCAGAGATTACGATTAAAAGAATCAATGACGAAGAAGATGTAAGGTTAAAATTAATTCAGAAAGAAAGAGATAAACAGCAAAAAGACCTAGAACAATCTCAAGAAAAGAAAAAGAAAGCATCTGGGTTTGTTGCTGGTGCTACTAAGTTTCGTCCAGGAGAAACTGCATCAATTAAATCTGCAAAAGTTTCTGGTATTATTCCAAAAACAAAGGCAATACCACAGGAACTTGCAGAAAAAATTTCAAAACCAGTAGATGCAACTATTGAAGAAACGGTTGCAGCACCAAAAAAGGTTGTATCTACTCTTGGAAGATTAACTCTTGATCTGGTTCAGATTAATGATAATTTGGATAGTGTCCGAAAAGTCATTGTAGAAGATTATAAAAATACTAAAGAATTTAATAAAAAAGAAGTAGATGAATATAGAAAGAGAGTTGCAAATCGTGGTAGAAGAATTGGTAGAAAAGAACTTGGTAGTGATAAAACAAGTCTTAAAGACTTAGTTAAAAAGTATGTTGGTGGATTTTTCACTGGAACTGGTGGTGCTATTCGTGCATTAGCACTTTTTAATATGCTTGAAGCATTTGCCAATGGCAATCCTATGAAAGCAATTGGACCACTTCTTGGGATTGGTGCAACTTATTTGCCTGCAATTGGACAAGCAGTTGGTGGAATAATTGCTGCTAAAGTTCTTGGTGGAATATTTAAAGGTGGTAGAGGTGCTACTCAAGGTGTAAGAGCAGGAGCAGAAGTTGCTGGGAAGGGTGCTAAATTTCTTCCAGCACTTGGTAGAAGAGGTTTAGCAGGACTTGGTATAGGGGCAGGAATTTTTGCTGCAAGTAAATTTTTAGGGTCTGGAAATGAACCTGATGCTCAACAACAAAGATTAGAAGATCTTACTCAAGAACAAAAAGGATTGGTCAATCCTCAAAATCTTGTACCAATTCCTGAAGATGATTTGCAAAGATTTGAAAATTTAAATAAAAAATTTGAAAAAGCACTTGACCTTTTGATGGGAAAACAAAAGGACCAGGACAAAGGAACACCTACTGGTGCAGGAAATGCTCCACCAGCACCAATTTTGCCCCCACAAGATAACCCAACTCAACTAAATTCAGGTCAATATAAAGATATAATTAATCAAGCATCTCAAATTAGTGGAATTCCTGCTTCTCAAATAGCAGCAATGGGTAAAATTGAATCTACATTTGATCCAAATGCAAAATCAGAATCTGGTGCTCTTGGAATAATGCAAATGATGCCAGATACTTTTGCCGAACAATATAAAAAATATGGAAAACAATATAATTTAAAAAATGATATTAAAGACCCACAAACAAATATAATTTTAGGTTCTTTGTATATGAAGGATCTCTTAAATGGACCAGCAAAAGGTAATGTGGAACAGATGGTTAAAATGTATAATGCTGGACCCGCAGGGAATCTATCTGCATCACAACCAATGGAACATTGGAAAAAATTTAAAAGTGCCTTGAAAGATTTTAAAAATTTGGAATCTGGATTGAGTGGAATGAACTTAGTTCCATCGGCACCAGTTTTACCACCACCAACACAAACACCAAGACAATATCAAAATGTAACTCTTGCTCCATCATCACCTTCACCAGTGATAGTTCCATTTGCAACACCACAAAAACAAGAATCATCTCCAATGTCAATGAGTGACCAAGGTAATGTTATAATTGATCCAGTATCTACATCTTATTCTGATAATTTTTTAACATTATATTCAAGATTAATTTATCAAATTGTATAAGATATGCAAGACATTAATATAAAACCAGTAGAAAAAAAGAAACCTCAAGTTGTTGCAAAAGTTTCCAAAATTAGTGCAATTTTAGAAGTTTCAAATAAAGCAAAAAAAAGTTCTCTAAAATTAAGAAGAACTTTTGAAAAAGGAATTTATCAAAAAAGAACACAATTATCAGTTTTAAAACGATATAAAAGAAGACTTGATCTTATTGAATTGGAAGATGATAGAAGAACAAGGTTAAAATCAAGAAAAAAGATCCAACTACCAAATATAAAAAAGTTTGCAGGAAACTTCTTTTCTCCTGGTGCTGCTGATGATCCGTTTAAAGCAATTGGAGCATTAGCAGCATTTAATGCTGCAACTAAGGCATCAAGTGGTGATTGGTTGGGAGCATTTGGTCCAGCATTAGTTGCCGGTGGAGCATTACTTGGTCCTGGATTATTAGGTGCAGGTGCAAATAGATTATT